TCAGGGGTAGAGCCATCTCTCGCCTCATTAAGACCTGTTACTGCTCTAATCATATCTAGGTAGTGGTTGTAGTTTGCTATAAGCATCTGAGTTTTTGCAGCTCCTGAATTAGATGTAAGTGGGGTAACAGGAACTCTCGCATTATTAAAGTCCCCGTCTTGCGTATAACTTCTACCAATCACGCTACCCGTTTGAAAGTAAAGCCTTAGTGCATCCTCAGGGTTGTATGCTGCGCCTGTTCCTAAATCAACCTCATTAATGCCATCAGCATCTATAAATACACCATCTGGAACTAACCTATTGATTACCTGCTGTAACTTCAAGTGAGTTATCTGAATTAAATCTGCAAATGGTATCATCCTGCGAAGCAAAGACTCTATCACACCCTTGTACATACGAGGTGCGCAGGCTACGTAGTTAGGTATGGCGTGCTGAGCAGATGACTTTGGTCTTACCATATTCTCAGCCAACTCCCACTTTAACAAATAATTAGTACCCATAACAAGAACACCCTCATACCAAACGTCAATAATCTTCTCAACCTTCTCAAAGTTGTTCTCCTCCATCATCTCTAAAGGAGGGTTGAACGTATCGTCCTTCTCTATCATTCTAGTCCCACCGTTATCTAACTTCTTTCTCTTATAAACCATCTTCTTAGTGGTCTTATAGTTAAAGTATAGCAGTGTGCAGGTATCTCTAAAAAACATAGTGTTCTCATAGAACCTGGCTACATTGTAGTAGTCGAACCATGACTGACTGCTTGAAGCAATTTTCTGTAAATCTTCTGATGTTAGTGTTGGGTCTATCTTATATAACTCAGTAAGTGGCAGTGTCTTAATCTCACCCCAGTAGAAACAATCTTTGAAGTACGGGTCTTCTGTATAACTATACACTACATTGGCAGGGTCTACATAGGATATTCTAACACCCTCTCCAATCAAGAATTCATGCTTAGCAATTGCTATACCTAAAACTGTAGTATCATAGTCTAACCTCTTTCTTATATCGTCATACTTATTCTCATCAAATATGGTATTGATAGCCTCCTCCTCTGCAATCTCAATAGCAGGTTTGTAATTTATCTGCATATATAGAGACAACTCCTCGTCGTCAGCAGGTAACTTCTCCGGATCCATAACGAATGGATCAACACCTGTAAGTTGCTTTATCTTCTCTAAAACTGGCTTACCTGCCATCTGAGACTCTATCATTTCTTGGTACTTACTTCTCTTAGATAGAGATAGCGCATCTTGAGAGTAAGCCTTTGGTTTAAACATCCTATCAGACATACCGTTCACAACAATATCTACAAACTTAGGTAAGATAGGAACAGGAGTCCAGTCTAAGTTTAAGTAAGACAAGTCCCCATCTATGGCTAACTCATCCTTATACTTACTTATAGACTGTTCACCTCTAGCATATAATCTAAGTCTATGGAACTCTCTCCACTGCCCATAGTACCTGCAACTACTCCCATCTTTTCTAAACCACTCATACTGAATTGCCTGACCAACTTGTAGTCCATATTCTTCACTAGACTTTTCTTTATCAGAAGCCCATTGACTTGGGAAACCAACATAATTTACTTCTATCTTTATTTCTTTCATTTTATACGTTGAGAGGTTATGCCATCATTTTTATATCTTGTAAAATTAATAAAAATTTTTGATTCTTTTTTCTCAGGAATATAAAGGTGTTTCTGATTTGCCATAATTGCTAATCCAGAACTAATAGTGGCGTCATATTTTGTTCTGTCGGTTATGTCAAATTTAGACCAATCCTCAAGCGTTTTTGTGAATAGCATAGACCCTATTTTGTCTTGATCTCTATACACGCCCGTATTATCAAACCCAAGATATTTCTCTATGTACGACTCTATAGCAGCAGCGTGAGACTGTTTTACATCTTCAGATGAGTTAGGTATACCACCCAGTTCCTTCTCCGTTGTTGTCAACTTAGAGTAATGTTTATCGGGTCTGTTTAAAGAGAAACCTCTATAGCCCCTATTTTTAAAGTGATAAAGCAAACGAGGTTTATTGTTCTCTATAAGCACAGGCATACCATAGAACACACAAGCCATCAAAACATCCTCAAAAAATATCTCAGCCGTTTGAGGCCTTGCTATATACTCTAAAAAGAATTCATTTGTAGGTCCATCGTCCATATGAAACTTAGTCATCCCATGTAATGCACCATTAGACCCACGCCCTCCTACAACAGCAGATATATCATATGGGTCACAACCAAACGCTCCCATGTGTTCATTCCCCGGATGCTTTATTCCATTCCTAATTTGAACATTGTTTTGCATATGTGCCGGTGGTGTCCAACTAATTAAAAATCTTCCACTTTTATTTGGTGTCCATACAACCTTTGAGTCTTTTATACCGTCTTTCCACATAAAAGACCCCCTTGTCACGTGGTGATCCATTATGAGAGAGTCATTGAAGTCAATCTGCTGGTATATCTTGTTTAGATTAAACAGAGCCTGCTTACTCTCATCTCTAAATGCATGAGACTCAGTCCTTGGGAACTGACGATAGAACTCATTTAAAGCCTCAGAGTCATTCTTTAACGACGCAACCTCATTGTTCCAATAATCTATAGCCCCATTTGTTATCATATTGCCGTCTACGCCCTTCACTGGTGTCTCAGGCTTATACAGTACAGGCATGCCATAAATGTCGATAAAACCCTCCATATTTAACTCCATGGGTATAAACAATGAGTATAGCCCAGACTTTGTCTGCCCATTGGCATTTCTCTTGTTTATATTTGAGTCTTCGTACAAATCCTTAAAGTTCTGACCTCCTTTACTTAACGCATTGGAGGTAGAACCCATCATACATTTACCGATGATTTTACTACCTACACGCAAACAAGTTTTTGTAACACGCCAATTATTCAGAATATTATTTGGTTTTATCCACTTTCCCGATTCATCGTGTGCTAAGAATAATAACTTCTCCCCATCATAAGAGTTCTCTTCGGTATTTTTCCAGTCAATAGTAGTGTCCAAACCATCAATCTCATCGATAGTCGTATCGTCCATATTCCTCTTTGTTATCTTCGTAGCGGGTACACGATATGCCAACTCAGTCTTTGGCTTATCCATACCGTCCATTACAGGTTTGAAGAAGAATGGTAACTTGCTATTTATAGGGACAACCTTGTCCGTAAACATTTTTTTTGCATCAGAACCTGTCTTAGAAAGTATACCTAAGCGAGCGTTCTTTGTAATCGTACCCAAATTAACTGTCTCAGCAGAAGCCATAAAAGAGAATCCAGAACGTCTTATCTTCAAGTATACCATACCAAAACACCTTGAGTCTGCCTTACAAGCCTCCCAATATATAAAAAACAACCTGTTAGCCTCTCTATAGTCTGGGTATCCTACATCTATACTAGACCACTGCAAGTACATATAGTGCGACCCTGTTATGTATGTAGGGACACCATTATTCATGAACCATAAACCGTTATCTCTTCTAGTAAACTCCTGCTCTATATAATTGATAAACTTAGACTTAAACTCTCTAGGCTTCTCATTCCAATGAAATATAGTAGGTATTCTCTCTAACTCCTTTGGCACGCTTAGTCTCTGCCAATACTGATCAGACTTTTTATCAGACCTCTTTATTATATAGCCCTCAGACTTAGGCAGTGCAATGTATAGGCCAGCAATGCAAACTATCTGACCTATTTGACCAGTCTTAGATATTACAACCATATCATAGGTCTCGTTATATCCATATATCCAATTCTTCGCACTATTCTTTTTTGTCAAGATACCATGCGGAACAATTCTCTCTATTTCTATAACCCTATAATATTGACTATCTAGACCTTCTTTCTGCAAATCCTTGTCTTGACTCAATTTGGTTACCCCCGTTTTTTATTGACTCTAAATTTTCTTTTTCTATTTCTATCCTGTTAAGGATTTCAAATGCATCAAATATAGCTAACTTCTTGGCTTGAGCTGCGTTCTTTAACTTGTCCGCTGATATATCGTCCTCCTCACTTATAATTTCCTCCTTTGCCACCTTTATTAACTGCTCAACAGCCCTATACCCTGCCTTTATAATTTCTTCCTTTAGAGATATAGTATTCATTTAATTTAATTTAATTGTTACCATGCTTTCGAACATCCTGTACATCTTATCCCCATCAATCTCAAACTCATACTCGCCACCTGGAGTAAAACAAACAAGGTCTCCACTAACGATTCCCTTGCTTATCAGGTATTCACTAGGGTAGACCATAGTCCCCATTAAAGGTTCTAACGAGAATGGCTTCTTTATAAAACTATCCGTTGCAGGAATAGGCTTTATAAAACAATAACGATCATGAGAGATCCACTTATCATACTTTTTATATAAAAAAAACTGTTCAAAATCTATTAAAAATAAGTCATCCTTTAAATAACTTCTTCCACTTTTCCTACGACCTTTTATGTCGTTATAAAATTTAAACACATTATGATGAACTACAAGTATATCACCAATAGATATTGGTCCACTATAACCTAACGGAGTCTCTACAACTTTAGCAAATCTATTAGAAAACTTATGGTCTTCCTCAGATGTGTTTACTATAAAATCTACTCCTGCTATATTTTTAGTGTTGCTATATCTTGTATCGTTTAATGGTTTAACAATGAATTGATTTAAAGCTTTCATTAAAAATCTATATTATATTCTATTGTAATTGGCATTATAGCATTAAATTCTTTCCAAAGGACAATCTCATCCTTATGATTTATTATAAATAACTTGTACGCATTCTTTTTTTCATCATACTTAATCATATATATCTTATTAGAGTTAGATAGCACAGACTGACCTACGATGTAGTGCATCGATGTATTCTTATAGTCAGTCCCTATTGATATCTTTCTAATCTCCATTAATCTATATTAATCTGATTTACAGTAACAGAAACACTTGGAGTTGCAGGTGATATTGCCGTAGATGATATAGTAGACAGTGTAATAGACGCATCACTTACAGCGTAACAAACCTCAAACCAATCCCCAGGAGCCGCAGAAACAAAAAAGTTGGTAGATACTAAAAAGTCACCAACAGTTCCATTTACTCCAATCTTCTTATTGCTATTTGCAATATTACTAGCCGGAGTAGTTCCATTCTTTCTAATCCAAACATTTACATTTTCTAAAGAAACACCCGTGCTTCTTACAAATTTTGCATTCAACTGTATATCAAATCTACCCTTTGTAGAGAATGTAATTCTTGTTAAATCAGCAAAGGCATTAGGCTGAACAGACACACCATTAGTAGTTGATGCATTTGTATTTTCTAATATAAAAGCAGCAGCAGTATTAATCGCAACAGATTGATTTAGTAAGGAGTAAAAATCTCCAAACTTTAAATCTACAGTATCCCAAAATGCAGGTGTAGCAGAGCCACTACTTCTAAGAAACTGACCATTAGTACCGGTTCCCCCACCTGTAAAGAACGGAGAAGAAAACTTAATAAATCCATTAGCCTCGTCTACAAGTACATTAACAGCAACACCACCTAACGTAACAAACTGGTTATTGTCATCAACAACTAAAGCCATGGAGTTTATAGCACCATTATAGTCACCAAGTCTATAAATATTATTAGCAAAATCAATCTCTAGACCTCTGGTTGGAAGAATACCTGCCTCAGATATACTAACCACATTAGTTAAACTAGCAGGGCTTATTGAGTCAGAGAAAAGCACCCCCTTAGCCGTAATATCCTGTCCGTCTAAATTAAACAACCCTAGGTTTACATTAGACGTTGCCCCTGTATATGGCACAAGGTTAGGTGCTAATGTAGTAGATATCAAGTTATATAAAGCCTGTAAGGAAATATTCTTCGTGGCTGACATATCACTCTGATCCGTAGCAAGTACGTAGTCATTTAATGTAGGTGACGCAATTAATGGGTAGGTGCTTATTTTTGCCATTTCTATTATTTTTGGGTAACTTCCCCTGTCTGTAAGTTTATGACAGAGTCCTTACCATATTTTTGAATTAATACTTTCTCGTTATCAGAAAATTCAAGTCTCATAATCTCAATCTGCTTCAAAATACTCTGCTTATTCAGTTCTAAATCACCTAAAGCAATCTTAGCCTTGGTATAGTCAGAGTTCATCTCTTGAATTTTGTTTAGTTCTTCGTTTGTTAAATAAATTGACATAATATTAGATTTAATTAAAACACAAATATAAAATTATTTTTCTAATTCTCTTTTAATATACCACAATGCTTTTTCTAAATCCTGTTTTTTCGTCTCCTCACTTTTCTTACCTGCCCTTGATATATACTTAACAGCATTACCTAAGTGAAAATTTAAGTCCCAGGCCTCTATTACCTTTATAGTTTCATAAGTGTTATCACCTCCGTAGTGTGGTGGGTGGTTTACATTTTCGTTATCCATTAGTACATTTTATTATTATACAAGAAACAATTATTCCAAACATTTATCTGCTCAACAAAAAAGTCCCCGTTGACATCTATGTTCACAACTGCAAATCCATTAGCCCATATGTCTCTTTGAAACCTAGGCATATATGTAAACCCACTGCTATTCATATCAAATAAACCTCCAATGTTAAAAGCAGCTTTGTTTCCAGAGTGATAACACTGAACCCTATGCGTGTGACCAAACATAACTGAGTGATTCGTCTTGTCTAAGTGAGTCTTTGCTGAGTGTATACTCGTATATATGCCATGGATTACATCTAAGTGACTTCCTAAAGTAAAGTAATCACTCATCCAATCTGTTTTTACTTCCCACTTTTTCTCTATCAAATACAAAGCATCTACAGGGTTCAATAAAGCACCTCCATACTTAGCGTTGTCCTTTTCTTTAACATTTCTAAAGTACCTGTCTTCGTGATTACCAAATAAAAACTTTTTCTCTACATCTTTATGAAGAACAGACTCTAGATCATCAATACCCTGTAATCCATCTACATACTCATCCTGTAATGTTAGACCCCTTAGGTTTGCTAAACTCTCCTTATTGTAAGAACCAAGCGTAAATAGGTCAAGATAATCACCTGCTAAAACAATTCCATTAAGGCTTTTACCCATATCCTTAATCATATTTAATAACTTAGACCAAAGTACCTGATTGTGAAATGGTCTATGTACGTCTGACACAACTAACCACTTATCTACCCTCTTTATCTTCTGAGTGTTGTCATAATGCGAACCTCTAAATTCATCTAAGAAGTTTAATATTTGGTCTTTCTCTTTCTCTGTTTTATACGTAATTCTGGGTCTGAAAAATTTCATTTTAAAATAATTAGGGTGGCTAATATCCCCGAAACACCTATAGCACTCCACGCTAAAGCACTCCATAGTTTTGCCTTGCGTGTCTTCTTCTCTAGGTCTTTTTTGAGGACTATATTTATCTTATCAGTTCTCTCGTGACTAAGAATAATATCCCTATTTAATTTAATTTGATTTTCCAAGTTAGATATATCCCTTGATTGCAAACCTATAATTAGGTTATACTCCTCATTTATTTCAAGGCATCCCCTAATATTTATATTTAAATCATCTACAATCTTCTTGTACTGATCTAAACTATCGAACTTATTTACTATGACCTGTGCATAAGACTTGTTAAATACGAACATTGTGTCCTTATCTATTAATCTTATGCCAAGATATGGGTTACCTTGACAGTAGGTTGTGCAGTATTGAGTTATAACTAGAGTCGCTGATACTAGTAGTTTTAATAACTTGCTTCTTTTCAATGTTGTTTAGTTTACTGTGAAGTATATCCTCCTTATATGTTATGACCATAAGCATGGAGTCTATGTCAAATTTTATTTCCTCTCTCTGTTTTTCCAAATCGTTTATTTTACCCTCCATATCATCTCTGCTCTTCTCCTCATCATTTAATATACTCTCTATGCCAGCTTGCGTTTTTATTAATACAATGGCACAGGCTATTATGTTTACAAGTACAAAAATACCAATCACGATTAATACAATTTTTATATTCACGCTAATTTTGTTTTTAAAACTTCAATCATAACCTTAACTAGGTTCGTTCTAAACGTTGGGTTTATAAGTAAGTCAGCATTATTTGGATTATCAAAAAACCCTAACTCAAACAATATAGATGGCATCTTTGTTTCACGGGTAACATATAGACTATTGTCATAGACTAATAGAGACCTCTTCTTACTCCCGTACTTTGTAAACACATTCTCTAATGCCTTGGTGATATCAAAAGCCAACCTTGCTGTATCCGTATTCATTTTAAATACAAAAGAACATACCCCCTCAGCACTAGTCTGTGGTGTCCCTACACCTGCTGCATTTGCGTGAAAACTTAAAAATAAAGACTTTGGATTTTTTAATTTGTTATAGTGTTCATTTGCAAATGTAACCCTTTCAATCAATGTATTGTTGTTGTATGGCTCGTATACAGGTAAACAAAAGAAACCTTCGTTTGTAGCCTCCTTAATAAATTCACTTGCTATCTGTCTATTAAAATGACCCTCATAAAACCACCCACCCCCATGGTACGCTTTGCCATTATTATGTTGACATTTTTTACCATCACTTGGAGGAGTTAGGTATTCTCCGGTCATAGGGTCTAATCCGCCATGCCCTGCATCAATATACAATATTGTTTGTTTCATTGTTTGTCTTCGTTTACTTCTTTAATTTTATCCTTTACGCTCTTAGCAGTTTTTAACATATCAAAGAATCTAACAAATATACCCTTCCCTGTTAATACTTCAATGCTTTCATCTATTGATTTTAATTCAATATGTATCAGCATTAATGCAAGTAGTTTAGTCAAAAGATAATCAAATGGAAATATAGACTTTATAAACTCATTTATAAGCGTATAATCTAAAATAAAAAATAATATAACTGACGATTGATACACTATAGTCTTTATAACAAATCCACTGAACATCTTCCTACTTGTCCATTTAATACTTTTTCTATAGCACCTATATCTAGCAACTAATAAATCAGCAAATATAAACACCCCAACTGCTATAAGAGATCCTTGTATTGGGCTTAAAAATGCAATTACAGATAAAAAAAATGTTAGTAGTAAGTTCTTCATTTTATTGTATAGTAAGTCCAAATAATGTTGCTAATTCCTCTGCTGTTGTAGCTGTCTCTAAATTTATTACTGTGTACTCACACTCAAATAACCTAATGGTTTCAGGAGAATCAACAGATATATGTATAGATTTATCATCAACTTTCTGACAAAAATAATCATTTAAATAGTGATACACACCATTTATTATTAAATCATTTCCTTGTTTTACAATTTCTTGTGCCATTCTCATATTAAACTGCTTTATTTAGGATAACATTTACCATTCTTAATGTTGTGCTATCTGCCGCATTACCTAACTGAATAGCAACAATTATATACTGATTAACTGTCCAATCTATACTTACATCACTTGCTGCTGCCGTTGATAAGTTAGCACTATCTGTTAATGCTCCAGATGTGGCAGAAATAAAGTTAGTAGTTGCCCCATCGACATTAGCAGTTCTTTCTACTAAAAAGAATCTACCATTCAAGTTAGTTGTCACATATGTTGCCAATAAACTCGCACCGGATAAACTCGCACTGGTATTCACATAGATTCTTACAGTTGGATTGGCAAGAGAACCTGATGGCTTTGTGAACTTTGTCGCTATCTGTAACCCATCTCCAGTTCCAACAACATTGGCAGAAATCAATTTGGAATAAACTAAAGTGTTATTTGTTGTTCCGGTATGGGTAGTGTTGGGAGATGCTTGTGCTAATAATTGTATTTTTGGTACTGTATTCTCCCATCTTAAAGTTGATCCGTTGTATTGTAATATTTCGCCATTCGCTAAAGCCGTAGGGTAGGTAACATCATGCAACTCATTCAACTCATATCCATTATCAACCTTTACAAATATCTTTCCATGATTAATGTGAGCGTACTCTACATAACCAATGGTAACTAAATGTTGAGGAGCGGATGGCTTAATATTGGTAATTTGTCCTGCTACTGTAGGTGATAGATATAATACATCACCATCTACCCATGTTTCCCCTTGTAAACTACCTGTGGTGTTAATCTCTCTTACCAATCCAAAAGTTGTCACAAATCCTTCTTGATTTCCTGCTATAGTCTCTGTTACCAATCCAATGGTTGTGGTACTATTTGCGTCATTATCAGCCTGTGCTAGTCTAACAGATAATCTCTGACCTGTAGCACCACTTATCCTTACTGCTTGGTAATTCGCTTCTTGCAATGTAATTAAAGGGACTGTCTTGTTTACTACTCTAACAACATTCTCTTGCCCAACTTGCAGTGTAACATTACCACCCTTTAGCCCCAAATCTAAAGTTCCATCAGTATTATTCCATACCAATTGCCCTTCCGATGCCGTGTCAGTAGTGCTAGTATTGAAGTCAAGTTTATCTAAATCAACAATATCAAGATTTCCTGCTGAGTTGCCAACAGTTAAAACTTGGAATAGATTCTGAGACCCTCCGCCCCCTGTTAACTTAAAAAAAAAAGAGTTGCTAAGCAAGTCTACTAAGTCGTATGCATCCCCAGTAAACGGGACATCTGCACCTGGATCTATTCTAGTTGCAGATATATCAGAAACAAATACAGGAGTTATCTTATTAGATGAGTATATATTTATAGCACCATTGTACGTATACTCTATAAACGCTGACGTGTCAAACCTTTTAACTACGTTATTACTATCGTCAGTTAGTATAACATTACCATTAGTCAACTTTACAAACTTCATCTTTTTTTATTTTACCAAAGTGCAACAATATCACCAGCCGTAGTGCCAAAAGAATTTACCCTCTTAACTTGAACAGGGAAGAATGTTCCGTCTTGAACATTTGCAAATATAATCTTTGTGTCATCATCGGCAGTAGTAACAGATAAGTCACCACCAGTACCAATATATAACACACAAACTTGATTGCCTAAAGACATAGCACCTGTTTGGTAAATTACATAATTCTCAGGAGTACCTAAAAATATGTCTGCGTTCAATGTAATTGTATCTGGTGCGTCAACAGAAACCACAGTAGCAGCTTCTAATGCAGATATATTGTAAACAATATCACCTTGGTGTACATTATCAGCGTAAAAGTTAGCACTACTGTCAACCAACTGATTTACAGAAACAAAAGAGTTTGCACCACTAGTCGCTACTAGAGGAAATGGAATGTCGTTATTGTCAGAAGGTATTACATTTAACGCTCTACCTGGTTGAATTCTTGCGTTTGCCATTTTATTTATTACTTATTATAAGGAAATAATCTATTTAATGAATCTTTTCTTTTGTCACAACCACAGTCAGTATTTGTTGCCTTTGAAATAGTATCAACAACCTTCTTTATTCCTGTGGCAGTTGTTATTTTTAATATTGTGTCACCTAAACCTTTACTTTTTTCTTTCATGTCACTATATTTTAGATACCCTATTACCCATTCCTACCTTTGTCTTCTCCGCTTTCTTTGCTTTTAACTTAGATGGAGATATTTCTGACTTTGTTTTTGGAGTTTCACTAGACACCCTCTTCGTTGGTCTACAGTACTCATTCTTTCCACCAGCACCACAAGCCTTACCAGTCCTAGTATCAACCCACTTCTCCTTCTCCCACCTCCTTAAACTAGTACCCTTCTCTGACTTTACTACACTACCGCTTTGTTTTCTACATTTAGCTATGGCTTGAGACGCTCTCGCTGATGGAAATACGTCGTACTGAGCCTTTACCTTTTTATAACAAGCGTCTTTCATTTCTTTTTATATAGAATTTTCTTTTTAGCCTCAGACCCCAAATCCATAAAGTGATAAAGAATCTTAGAAGATGCAGTGTGGGTCTTACCCGTCATAACCTTTCCATTATGAGCGTGCTGATCACCGGTCCACTCTGTTCCATCTTTTAAATAATGGCCTTTACTCTTCCAAGATTTACTTTCTTTCATACTAGTACTTACCTTTTCTCCCCTTTGGATTACTAGTAGTTGGTCCTCCGGGTCCTTTCCAAAGATATTTACAAGCCCAATACCTTGGCGTTAACTTATCGTCTGCTGTGTCACACTTGTGCCTAGCCTTAAAACTCTTTCTAGCAGCAGCACTGTAGTTGTTACCGTAGCCCTTTGCCCCGAAGTGCAAGAGTTTCTCTTGTCCATCGGAGCAGGCTTTTACCATCATTTTTTTGCCAGGTCTGTCTGACTTGATGGGACGGTTACATGACATAGTCGACTTATTAGCCATGCTGTTGGGTGTTCTCTTCTTCTTTTAAAGATTCTTTTTTCTTTTCCAACTTAGGAAACCTTCTACTTAAAGTAGGGTCTGCAACTAACTGAGGTGTAGCCTCAATAGATACCTCAACCTTTTCGATTACCTCTTCGGATTTTTGACTTTTCTTAGACATAATTAGCAAGATTTTTTGTAACCACCTTTCATAGGCTTACCCATCTTCATGCCACCTTTCATTTCTTTCCCCATCTTCATACCACCCTTCATTGCAGGTGACTTTAATTTAGAAGCCTCAGGTAAACTTGGTTTTGATGTAGTCTTTTTCATATTACTTTTTTATATAATTAATTAATCATTTACAACATTCTGTCCAGATCCAAATTGTTTCCCAAGTGTACTCTTTAATGTTTGTAAACCTGGTACTTTATTAACTATATTTCTTCTCTTGTTAGTGCCGTATCCGCTCTTCATATTTTTATTGCCACTAGTTACGCCATCAATCATCTCAACCTGATCATTTCTAAAAGTTATACTATCTAAAGTTTCTTTTAATGTAGGTTTTTTTACTTCTTCCTTAGGCATGACAATTTAAATTTAAATTATACTTCAAATATAGCACAATTGTTGATTATATTTGCAATATAACTAAATTAAATTTAATGACAAATAAAAAATCAGACTACCTAAAGTACTGGAAGTTAATTAAGAGGTATGTAAAGTTAAAGTACAACCTAACAGAGCCAAAGTTAGATATGCTACTATTTTTATACTCAGAGAGTTACTTCACACTTAAGAGGATCAATGAATTTAATAAGATGGGGTTATCCGGAATACATATATTCAATGAACTCAGAGACGATGGCTGGATAGAAAAAATCAAAAAAGGATACAATGGGCGCATGGTTTTTAACCTAAGCAATAATGCAGTTAGGACTATATCTAAGATATACAACATACTTGATGGCGTCGTTACAATGAGAACACGACCAGCGTCTAACCCTATGCTAGACGACACCAATAAAAAAAAAATACGAGGCTATGA